CAAGCACGCAAGGAGTTAGAGGAAATTGCGAAAGAGTTAGGCTTGCCAATCGAAGATGAGCGAGTTCCATTGGAATGGAGTAAACGTGGCGTTTCTCATAATCAGAAAGTAGCAGATGAAGTTCTTTATCCGCTTTATTTCAAAAAGTGGCACGAAAAGCACGGTTGTTAGAAGAACGATATATGAGTCAAATAATGACATATCATTTAGACAAAGGATAAAATGAAATACCGTACAATATCAGATGCAGACCTTCGGTCAATAATTCATATTGAAAAAGAAACACGTACAGGTCAGTATATAACTACTTGTCCTTGGTGTGGAAAATCTTTACATTTCTATGTAGATAAAAAGACCCAACTGTTTGAATGCAAGAAATGTTGGGAGAGCGGTTCTATATATAAGTTACTGAAGCATCTTGATAAACTTTATTTACTGGGTGATAAGACGGTTGAAGTTAGAGAAACAATGAAGTCTATCCGACAAACACTTGAAGACGAAATGCAGGAAAGCCAAGATGAATTAAAGGAATTGCCAATCAAACATCTTCCAGTAGGTTTTAAGGTCGGTTGTAATAATTATCTGAAGAGCCGTGGACTAACTATTGAGGATTGTAGGCGGTATGGCATAGGAGAAACAAAAGTGTCTTTTCAATTTAAGAATTACGTTATTATTCCTGTTTATGACGGTGGTAAGGTAAGGGGCTATCTGGGGCGTTATGCTAACAAAAGAGTTCCTGAAAATAAGTTGCGTTATAATAATAGCAAGAATACGGAATTTGGCGAATTGTTGTATGGTTACGATGAGGTTGAAAAAGGAAAAACCGAAACTGTGATATTAGTAGAGGGAGTTTTTGATAAGTATTCCGTTGACCAGAAACTCAAATTGTATGATAGTTCAGAAGTGAAGTGCTTGGCTACATTTGGTAAGAAAATATCTAAATCACAAATACAAAAGTTAGTTAGTAAAGAAATAACTAATGTAATAATATCTTGGGACTATGATGCTTTGAAGGAAATAAAAACTTATGGCAATGATTTAGGATATTATTTCAATGTTGGTGTAGCGATAAGCGTTAAGGAGAAAGATTTGGGTGATTGTAATGAAAAAGAAGTATTGGAAGTTTTTGGTAATGTTAAACCAATCCGACAATTTACATTTGACATCATTGGTAAGTTGAAAAGATAACAAAACAACTATAATATTTCAAAAAGTTTTTAGAATATGAGTAAGACGAGAAATCTGTCAGTGGCAGAATATTTCCTACAAATACAAAAAGAATATCTTATTGCTGATTTCAGAAGTAAGATTTATTTTTCTCCAAAGGATAAAGCCTATTGGAAAAGAGTATGTGGATACAAGAAAGTTCGGATTGATAAAATATCCGAAAGAAATCATCTACACTCTATTTTCAATTCTGAAGAAAAGTTACAGGAGTTGCGGCAGGAGTTATTTAATCATTGCGGCAAGCCTAAATTTGAGTTGACCCAAGAGGATATAAAGAATTATTATGCTAATGGAAATGAGTTTTCTTATAAGGGGGAAATTTGGATTTTAGACCAAGTTCGTGAAGATGATACATTATCTATATATTCTCCAACAAAAGAAGAATTTTTGCACGTTACAAAGGATGAAGTTAGTCGTATATTATAAGGATAAATAAAAGGATTATATATTTACAAGACATAGTCCTTTTTGTGTCAAAACGTTAAAATCTAACCAAGAAAAGTTAAATCTTTGGTAAATTCCAAAAATTTTTGGCGAAAAATTTTGTAGTTTGTAAAAAAGTTCGTACCTTTGTATCGGAATTAGGAATAATCCTTTTCCAAACCGTAAAATAAATAGTAAATCGAACAGTAATGAAACCGTCTGAAAAATTGTATTTTCGGTACGAATATCTTGCAAAGAAGTATGCTGCGAGAGTATTCGCCTACGAAGAATTAAGTTTTGAGTTTGAAGACTTGGTTCAAGAGTTTCGGATAAAGATATTTACCAGCATCAAAGCCTATGGAAGGCGTTGGGCGAAATATCGTAGAGGTGAAGAGCCGAAACCAGTAAGAATAAGATATTATCTTGAGTGCGCTTGTGGCAACAAGATGCGGGATTTTATCAAGTACATTTCCAGGGAAAATCATAAAGTAAGGATTGACGCCATAAACTATGATTATGGCATGGAAGATGAAAACCGCATAGATACCGCAACCAATACCTTTATAGTTCGTGGTATAGACCTTTTGGAAGGTCTGACAGGTAAAGAGCGAGCAATATTCAGTCTTTACTTGCGAGGTTACCAAATGAATTTTCTCAACAAAGTTTATTACAATACAAAGCAAGAGAAAGCTGCAAGAAAAGAAGTAATTGCTAATGGTGATGAACCTTTTGGGCCAGCAGATATAATAGAAATGCAAAAGGAGTTTTTGTTGAGCAAATACGGAAACGAATTGCGAACAGAGAACAAAGTTTATCAACAATGGACGATGAACGACAGTGAATAAATATAAATTGTAAAACTTAAAAATCGTTACAAAATGGCTAAAAAGTTAGATGCTGGAGTAGCAAAACAACTCAAAGCACTGGGCATCAAGAAGGTGACAACCGAGGAAGATGCAAAGAAGAAACTGTGTGAAATCCTGGAAAAGGAGGGTATTGAGGGCATGGATGACGAAAGTCTGGACACCCTAATCGGAATGGTTGAGAGTTTCGTTTCTGAAGAGCCTGAGACGGACGACAATGAGCTTGAAGAAGCGGACGAAACCGAGGAGGTTGAGGATGACGAAGAAACCGAGGCAGACGAATTGGCAGAAGAAGTTGAAGCCGAGGATGCTGCTGAAGAGGAAACCGATGACGAGGAGGAAGATGATGAGGAGCCTGAAGAGGAGGTTAAGAAACCTGTTAAGAAGGCTGTAAAGAAGGCTGAACTTAAATCTGCGAAAAAAGAGGTTGTGAAGAAAGCCGAGAAACCTGCTGTAAAGAAGGTCGTTGGAAAGCGTGGCTTGAAACTCGACATTAAGAATGACGAGAGTGAACGTGGCGTACTTGACCCATTTAAGAAACTCTTTCCTGAGGGTGATTACCGTTACGACTATGTTGCTAATGCAGGAGCCACAATCAAGTATGTTGGTAGCAATGGAAAGCGTGGCGTAGCATTGGTAGAAAATCTTACACGCCATGAAGATGGTAGCGTAACTTGCAACCTGTACCTTCTCACCATGACCAAGCAGACCGATGTCTTGGATGACCTTGGTATTGATTACCAACTCTGCTGGAATAAGGCTCCATTCATGAAGGCTGTAACCATTGACGAGGCAATCGAAATCCTCAAGCAGGTTTACAGCACCGTTACCGCATTTGCTCAGAAGGTAGATAAGCGGCTGGGCGACAACCGTAAGAAGATGGAAGAAAATCTTGAGAGCACAAAACCAGCCAAGAAACAGATAACGAAGAAAGCCGTAAAGCCCACGCCTCAGCCTGAGGAAACCGATGACGAGGAGGAAGATGATGAGGAGCCTGAAGAGGAGGTTAAGAAACCTGTTAAGAAGGCTGTAAAGAAGTCCTCAAAGAAATAAGAGAGGATTGCTCGTCAAGGTAAGTAGAAAAAAGAACGGCTGGAAGGTCGTTCTTTTTTATTCAAAGTTTTCTATTAAGAAATAATAGGTAAAATAAAGTGAAAGTTTTATGATAAACAACAAGAGTATTTTCAATGCAGAATTAGGGGTGGCAAAGACAGATACGTTTAGTAAGGTTTACCCGCAAATTAACAGCTATCTTTTGGAAAATGTAGAGTGGGCTGATAGTCGGGATGGTAAGGTTAAGGAGATTTTGGATTTCAAAACAATCCTTACAAATCCATATCGCAGACTTGTTGGATGTAAACAACGTAATGAAAATCCATTCTTTTTGCTTGCAGAAGCAATGTGGATTTTTGCAGGTCGTAAGGATGTAAAGTTTCTGACTAAATTCAATAAGACAATGGAGAATTTCAGTGACGATGGAAACGTATTTCACGCACCATACGGTTTTCGTTTGCGTCACTGGGGTGTACGTTCTGAAGATAAGTTTTGCGAGGAAAATCTGCATGCCGCTCAAGGCTATGACCAAATTTCGGACGCTGTTAAGATTTTTGAAAACAATCCTAATAGTCGTCAGGTAGTTCTTTCAATTTGGGATCCAGACGCTGACCTTGGAACGAAAACAAAGGATATGCCGTGCAACGACATTATTATGTTGAAAATAAGGAATGGTAAACTCATTACAACGGTTCAAAATCGCAGTAATGATTTACACTGGGGTTTACCCACAAATATCTTCCAGTTCAGTTTCTTGACCGAATGTTTGGCTGCTTGTTTAGGTATAGAGTTAGGAACACAGACGCATAACTCACAGAGCCTACATGTTTACGAGTGGAACAATATAGCGGAGCGGATGCACAAGTGTCCTTATGAAAATGACCTTTATGATGTGGGTAAGGAAAGGAAAATTGATTTCAATTTTTCTCACGATGTTGCAGGAAATCGTTTGCGTGAGATTGATTTCAATATAAATGTATTACTTGATAACTTGGAGAGAGTGGCTGATGGCGGCAAGGATAATGAAGACGAAATAGCGGCATTAGAGCAGTTTTCTTCATACCTCCACCACGCTTACTTATACTTAAAGATTTATCTTCAGTACAAGGCAGCAATCAACGAAAATAGACAATGTAAAACAGAGGAGGCTATGGAAGCACTTGACGCTATAAATCTTATAGACGGTGAAGAGTGGGCTGATTGGGATGTATCGGTTCTTGCCCGCAATTGGTTCGGAAATAAGATTGCACAAACTCCAAATTCATTATAGTCCTATGACTGAAAATTTGAAGAAATGGATTGGAGAAAATAAGATGATAGTGTCTGAGGGTAATATAGATAACCTCAGCACTATCATTATAGAGGGGATTGGTACATTTCTGTTTCTCAGTCCTGATGAAAACGGAAAACTTATTGATGAAGATTTTTCGTTTATGATGACTGATGAAGAATATGAAGTTTGTGATGATAAGAAAGTAGATTTTTTGCTATTTGAATTTGGAACAAAATTCTATTATTCTCATCTTATATCATCGACAAATAAGTATAACGAGCCTATATATAAGCCAGAATTTCTGGATTTCAAATATCTGGGTAAGTGTTCCGAGCCTTTTGTAATGGATTTTACTCATTTGGGTTGTCATACGGAATACGAAATGTTAAGTGGTAGTGGTGGCTGTGATTTATGGTGTAAAAAGGCAAAATTTCTTGGGCATAAGGCTATTGGTGTTTGTGATAAGGATAGTTTAGCAAGTTCTTTGGCATTTCAGACTTATGCCGAGAAAGTTGGCTTAAAACCTATCATTGGAGAAACTATTACAGTCGCAAGAAATTATGATGAAGATGAAGATTTGCAAGAAACCTTTGAACTTAAACTTTTTGTATTAAATGCCGAAGGGTGGCATAATCTATTGCTAATATCCAAGACACTTCACGTTGATTACGATGGATACATTCCAGATACGGAGTTATATCAATATGGGCGTGGGCTTTGTTGCGTTATTCCAAAGAATAGTGATTTCAATGACCAGGTTCGTCACGGAGGTCGTAAGGAAGCAGATAGATTATTGAAGAAGTACAAGAAGGCTTTTGATAAGGTATATTATCAGATTGATACCGTTGAATATGTATCAGAAAGACTATTCAAGGAACACCTGCAGGATATTGATAACTATGTCATGTATTATCGGGATAAGATTGAGCCATTGTTAATAAATGACGCTTATTATCTTGATGCTGAAGAAAAAGACCTTAAACCGTTGTTGCATAAAATATCAGGTAAAGCTGCATCAGAAGCGAATGACCAATACTTTAAGAGTGTAGGAGATACCATAGCAGCATATTCCGACTGGCTGGATGACGTTGAGCCATTAGTAGAGGTAATTACTACTGGCATAGAAAATACGTCATTGCTAACGGCTGCTATTACGTTTCGCATAAATAATTCTGAGCGCAAGATACCCAGGTTTGAGGTTGAAGACCCTGAAGGATTGTTTTTTGAAAAATTACAAAAAGGAATAGAGGAACGTTTGGTTAGTAAGGTTGATGATATAGATAAATATATGAAACGTATCGAAACCGAGTGTAATCTGATAGTTCCGAATGACCTTTGTTCTTATTTCTTGATATTGGCGGATATAGGAGATTGGTGCAGAAGTAAGAACATAATGATTGGCCCTGGGCGTGGTTCGGTTGCAGGTTCGCTTGTAGCATATTGTCTGCATATTCACGATGTTGACCCTATTCCACTTGGGCTTTACTTTGAACGTTTTTTGAACGAGAGCCGTGTAAGTGCCCACCATTCCTATAATATAACATTTGAGGATGGTTCCAAAATAAAATTAAACACTGGTGATAAAGTTATCCTTGCTAATGGTGAAGAATGTGAGGTTGGAAAGGGTTTTGACCCATTAAAATTAAATTTCAAGCAAGGAAAGGTAAACAGTTGTAAGTCAAGCACTTTCTACACTGACCTCCCTGACGTGGATCAGGACTATCCAACATACGCACGTGATTTAGTTAAGGACTACATAAAGGATAAGTATGGTCATGACTATTCTTGCAGTGTTGGCACTTATACGAGGGCGAAGTTGAAGACCTGCATTAAGGACTTTGCAAAGGCAAAAGGTCTGCCATTTGACCTTACTAATAAGATAACGAAAGATATTGATGACCAGATAGAATATACTTGGACAGATTTATTTGAATATGCAAGTAAATCTAAATCTTTGTTTAAGTTCGTTCAGCAGTACCCTGAAATTGTGCACATGACGAAATACGCCTTATTACTTTGTAAGGCAGAAAGCATACACCCATCAGCCGTTATCATTGTACCGAAAATTTCTCAGGAAACAGGAAAGTCTATGAATATCTATGAATGGTTGCCGACAAAACAGATAGATGGTATGCTTGTATCGGAGTGGGAAGGGAAGTACACCGAGTCAGCCCTATTCCTGAAAGAGGATATTCTTGGATTAAATCAGCTTGATAAGTTTCAGAATATGTTACGACTAATTAAGCAAAATACAGGAAAGGAGATTGATGTTAATAAGATACCGTTTAACGATGAAGAAGTATTTAGATATTTTCGTAAAGGGTGGTGTGAAGATGTATTCCAGTTTGGAACAAATTCGCTTATGAATTATTGCAAGCAAGTTAAGCCTACGGAGTTTTCAGACCTTGCTGCCATGACGGCTTTGTTTAGACCTGGCCCAATAGCATCAAATGCTCATTTGGAATTTGCCAAGATAAAGAATGGTAAATCTAAACCAAAGTACGATTATGGCGTTAAGAACATAACAGAAGAAACATATTCATTATTGGTATATCAAGAGCAGATGATGTCTATCATTCATCAGCTTGGCGGATTGTCGCTTATTGAGGCAGAGGATGCACGAAAGTATATCAAGAAAAAGAAACATAAGGAGCTGGCTGCTCTTGGAGATAGATTTATTGCAGGAGCGATGAAGAATGGTTGTCCTGAAGATGAAGCACATAAGATTTGGGATAAGATGAATGCGTTTAGTTCCTATTCTTTCAACAAGAGCCATGCAGCCGCTTATACCTATATGAGTTATTGGAGTCAGTGGTTTAAGGTGAATTATCCGTTAGAGTTCTGGACAACATCTTTACAGTATGCAAAGGAGGATGAAATCCCATTCCGACTTGCTGAGTTAAAGAAAACAGGAGTAACCATAGAAATTCGTCAGCCTGATGTAAATTATTCGGGTGATAATTTTACTTGTGACCCTGAGAATAACCGCATATTCTACAGCCTTGGTAAGATTAAGGGTGTAGGAGATATAGCGGTGAAGCATCTTGTAGAAACAAGAAATACAGGTGGGGAGTTTTTTAGTTTGGAAGAATTTTGTAGCCGTGTTCCGTCAAAAGTGAATAAGACCGTAGTCAAGGCTTTGATTATTGCTGGAGCGTTTGACCTTTTGGAAGGCATAGAACAACCGAGAGACAGGCGAAAGTTGTTACAAAAATATTTGATAGACATAAAGGGAGATAATGACATACCAGAACAATATAATACAGAAGAAGCAAAGATAAGTAATTCATTCTGGACTATATTGCAAAAGGAGAGTACTGGCTTTGGCGAGATAGATTATATGTCTATGTTACCCAATAAACGTATGAAACGGTTATTTGTAAGTGCGGCTGATTTCTCTATGTTGAGAGAAAATTCGGAAGCAGCTGTAGCAGGAAATCTTGTTGCATTTACCGAGCGAGATATTAAGACTGGTAAGATGTGCAATATACAAGTTTCCAGTTCAAATGAGATAATCTATTGCACTCTATGGCCAGATGCTTATGAGCCAATATTAGAGAGTATTGGTGGAGATATGCTTGACGTTAAAGGCAAGGTTATATGTATTAGTGGTACGGTTAAAAAAGATAAGTTCAGAAATCATATGACACTTTATTCTGACAGAAGTACCAAAATGTATATCATAAGTTAAAGAAGCAATGAAAGAGAAAGAAGAAAAGGAGATTGTTCTTGATTGGACAGTTTTCGACAGTAAAACAAATTGTAATTAGAAATGAAAGAATTTTTAGAGAAAATTGAAAGTCTTGATAACGTTACGCAGTGGGCAGAACGTGATAGCGTTATTAAGGAGAGTGTGAGTCAACATTCATTTAAGGTTGCCGCTATTTGTGCATATCTTTTACAATCCGTAGAAAATACAGTAGTGGTTGATTGGCCTAATGATAATCTTGCCCATTGGCAGAGATTTAAGGCTGATTGTCTTTCTTATGCTATTCTTCATGACTTTGATGAAGCAATAATAGGTCGGGATATAAGTCATGTCATTAAGTATAACAAGTTTAATGGTGAAGAGTTCCGAAAAGTTATTGATGAATTTGTTAATCATGAAATAGCAAAGGAGTTCTCAACGCATATATCCATCTTTGTTTCACGTCCATCTGTAAAGATTTTTGTAAAACTTTGTGATTGGATTGCATTATATACGTTTGTTAAGCGTAATGTGAGGATGGGTGTAAAAACCTTTGACCATGAAAATGATTATTGTGGAACGAGGTTAGCAGAGGCAATTGATAATACAGTTTCTGACTTTGAGAAAACTTTTGGTATTTTGTTAAGTAAAAATTGGTGGATTAAGACAATAAACATATGAAAAACGAAGAATTGATTTTGGAAGTTACTGCAAAGTTCTCCCATATTTTAGAAAAAGAGCCTGAAGTGGCGAAAGCCCTTTCAATGGTAATAAATCATATTGACGGCACTTATTCAGATAAGTACGCCAAGGGCCAAGATACGATTGATACCAAGAAGTTTTTGTATCACCCTGAGAGTGGGGAGCCTATAAATCTTTATCAGTGTTGTCGCTATCTTCAGCGTTATAACACAAAGGGTTCGGCAAAGTCTTATCTTGTTAAGGATATTGAGAAGGCTATTCACTATCTTGTGTTTGAGCTTACACGCCGCATTAAGGTGGGAGACATAGACGAAGTAGAGCCGAAAGTTTAATCACCGTAGCAAAAGAAAGAAGTATGGTTACAAAGAAGATTGACGTGGGTGATAAAACCTATATTTTGAAGTTCGATGAATTTGAAGACGATGTCGATATAGACACCCTGCTGAAAATAGACTATTCTAATTTATTAGGGGAAATGATTACATTTCCTACGATAGTAGCGAGATTTGGTAATATGCTTGCTGAAGCCGAGAGTAAGGTAAATGAAAGTAAACTTAATCTTGATGTTCAAGAAGCAAAACTAAAAGAGGAATACCGACTAAAACTTGCTGAACAGAACGGTGGTAAGGCTCCAACGATAGACGCTTTGAATTCAGCTGTAATTTTAGACAAGCGTTATCAGGCTTTTAAGAAAGCACTGATAAATGTTAGCAAGACACGAGATTATATGCTAACAACGTATCTTGCCGCAAAGGATAAGTCAGAAAAGATTAACAAGGTGTTTTTCCAAGCGACACCTGGCGATATTCCAGATGAAGTAGTTTCGTCCAGAGTTAATAATACCATAATTCGTAAGGCAAAGAATAAAGGTTTGATACAATAATTTTTAACTTTATAAAGTAAAAAAGAAATGGCAAAAAGTTCATTAAGGTCGCAGTTCAAAGCGACACCCATTAAGTCTTTGAGAAAGACGGTGGAGAAAGACGATGTGATGGTTGGAGCCAATGGTAACGACTATCTGAATTTGGAAGATGGAAAGACGGTAAAAATCCGTATATTTCCTGCACATCCAGGTCACGACAATTTTTACATTAGCCGTAAGTGCTATTGGTTATCTTTTGTCGGTGATGATGGAGAGAGTCACCGAGGAACGGTGCTTGATAGTATAGCGCACGGTGGTACGCAGATGGATTTAATTCAAGAGTATGTTCGTTACGCAAAGAAGAAGTACGGCTCTGACGCTGCAAAGATGGAAACTCTTACTAAGAGCGGAAGGGATAGCCAAGCCCTACTACCTCAGTACTCTTGGATGTGCTATGCTGATAAGGTGCGAGAGGGTGAAGAGTTGAAGGCAAAACTCTGGGAGTTTAAGAAGATGGTACGTGACCAGTTGAACAAGTTAGCGTTCAGTGAGGATGAAGAAGAGCCCATTGAGGTTGACCCATTTACAGACCCTGACGAAGGACTGCCTATCTTGGTTAAGTATCTGAAAAACCCTAACAAGAAGAGGGGTGAAAACTACTACGAGGTTAATTTTGCAAAGAAACCTGTAGCACGCCCACTTTCAGACGAAGAATTGGAGTATTTCTCTAACCTGAAGCCGCTTGACGAAATTCTGCCAAAATACTCTATGCGTGATTACGATAGAGCATTGGAGGGCTTGCAGAATTGGGATGAAGAAAACGACTTTAATCTGTTTGAGGATGATGGCTGGCTTGAAATCGTAGAGAAGGTTAAGGCTCAGTATGACTCTGATGATTCAGACGATGAAGAGGAAAAGCCAAAGCGTAAGGTTGCAAAGAAAGTCGTTAAGAATGAAGAGCCTGATGAAGATGACTCTAACGATGCTGAAGAAGAAACCGATGAGCCTGAAGAGGAAGAAACGGATGACTCTGAAGACGATGAATTTGACGATATGGACAGGTCTGCTTTGAAGAAATATATCAAGGAGAAAGATTTGGAAATTACCGTTAAGAAGTCAATGACCGATGATGACCTGCGTGCTGCTATCCGTGAAAAGGTTGCAGAGAGCGAAGATGAGCCTGAAGAGGAAGAAACGGATGACTCTGAAGACGATGCTGAAGAGGAAGAAAAGCCCACAAAGGTAAGTCTTGCAGATATTCGTAAGAAACTTGCAGGAAAGAAATAACCACATAAAAGATTGATTAGTATTAAGCCTATATTCGTTGTGATAACGAGTGTAGGCTTTTTCTTTTCAGAGTTACTTAAAATAAAACATAAAAGGTTATGAATATAATTGACAAACTTGTAAAGAAATTTGACCGTGATAATGTTATTAAATTTTCCGACAAAGATGCTTTCAAGGAAATGAAATCATGGGCTCACACAGGTTCTCCAGAGTTGGATTACAATTTAGGTACATTTGGCTTTCCTACAGGAATAGTTGAAATTGCAGGTGTTAGTCGTGGAGGTAAAACTACACTTGCATTAGAGGCGATGAAGAATTTTCAGAAAGAGAATAAAGATATTGGCGTATGTGTTATTCTTTCATCGGAAAACCGAGATAATAAGGATTATGCGCAGCGTATAGGCGTTAATGTTCAAAACGTTCTTATCGTTAAAATTTCTTTTGTAGAAGAAATGTTTTTGATGGTTAAACAGATTATTGATGGCACTATTGAAGAGTTTAAGGAAGCAAAAATGAAGGAGCAGCCTAAATTCTTTTTCATGTGGGATAGTCTTGGAGCAACTTTATCATTATCCGAAAAGAGCGTAGTAGAAGAAAACAACAGGAATTTTTCCAAAAAGATGGAGAAAGGAGAGTTGTTGACCGAATTAAAAAATGATAAGATAGGTTCTTTTGCGAAGGAGGCAAAGAAATTCGCTAAATATATATTATCGGAAACATACGATAAGATTATACATTTTGTCATTCTTAATCACACCTACGACACTATCACAGGAATGGGCATTTCCACTAAAAAATCTACTGGCGGTGAGTGGGTTGCATATTTGCCATCGGTACGTTTGCAGATAGCCCCAAGAGGAATGGAAAAAATAGATGACGAGGAAGTGGCACAAATTTCTACTGTTAAAGTGATTAAGAATGATTTTGGTAGTAGAAGAAAGACCGAGATACGCATTCTTTTGGGTGAAGGCATAATTTTATCACAAACCGAAATAGATTATGCTTTGGAGAGAGGAATATTAAAGAAAGAGGGCGCCAAGAAGATAACATTCCTTAATGGGAAATTATCATGGAGTACACCGAGAGAGTTTTTTCAACTTTATCACAGCAGGAACAAATATCTTTCCGTTCTCAGTGCCCAAATTAAAAAGTCTATGCAAAAGGATTTACTTGAATGGAAAGCAAAGTATAATGGTGAAGATATAGAAGATGAAGAGGAGGATTGATAAATGAAAATCGTAAGAAACAATATCATTCCATTCAGGGGATTTAAGGCGGTGAATTTGTTTGGCATATTATTTGTTCGTAAAGATGTCACCTTTTCGGAAATAGATTTACGACATGAAGAAATACATACCGAACAATATAAAGAATTGTGGTATATTGGATTTATATTTATGTATCTGTATTTTTGGATAAGAAATTTGTTTTGTTACGGATTTACGCATAAAGCATACCGAATGATACCATTTGAACAAGAGGCATATGAAAATCAATACGTGAGGTTGTATTTGAAGTACCGTCCAAAAAACGCTTGGAAATATTATGATGTCTAAAAATAAGAAACCTATTGCGGTGTTTATTACCGACACACACCTAAATAAGGATAATGGTATATTGGTTAAGAATATCTTTGATCAGGTAATCGAAATCTGTGAGGAAAGAGGAATTGAATATATATTTCATGGTGGTGATGTGTTTACTAATCGCAGTGGTCAACCGCTGTCTTGCCTTACAGATTGGAAAGAAATATTGCAAAAACTCAATCGAAATAAAATACAGCTTCATGTTATTCCTGGTAATCATGATAAGACGGATGCTGATAGCGTGAGGAGTTATTTGGATATATTTGGCGAGCCTTGCTTGACCGTTCATAGTTCTGGCGAGGGAATAATCTGTGAGGGGGTTTATGTTGCCTTTATTCCTTATTTCTCTGACGAGCGTTGGTTGGAAGAATATCAGGTTGTAAATGGAGCAGATGATAACAAACCTAATAGGGTGTCTATACTTATTACTCATTCAGGTTTTGACGGTGTGATGAATAATGACGGAAGTAAGGTTGAAAGTCCAATTAAGCCCAGTATGTTTAAGAATTGGACAAATGTTCTTATTGGGCATTATCATAACGCCAGCAAGTTGGCAAAGAACGTAATATATACAGGTTCAGCATATCAGAATAATTATGGTGAAACCGTAACGGATAAAGGTTGTACGATAATCTATAATGATGGAAGTTTGGAGAGTATTCCGTTGAAATTTCCAAAATACATAAAAGAGGTTCTTGACGTTAATGATAGAGAAACTTTACAAAATCTTTTGGAAAAATACGAGGGGGAAAATAACGACAATGTGCGGTTTATATTCCGAGGAAAGCGAGAAGATGCAAATAAAGTGGATATTTCTCAATTATCTGCTCTTGGTATAGATGCTAAATTTGAAGCAGCGGAAGAAACCGAGGCAAGGGAGTGTTCCGAGGCAGATACCGTAATGTGTTATGATAAAAAGAGCATCTTGAAAGATTTTATAAGATTTTGTGGCGAAAATTCTATTAAAGGAAATCATTTGAAGTATGGATTAAGTCTTGTAAGGTCGTTATGAAATATATGGGCAGTAAGCGGAGGCTGTTTCAAGAAATAGCACCTATCATTCTCAAAGACCGAAAGGAGGGACAACTCTATATAGAGCCATTCTGCGGAGGCTGTAATTCTTTGTCTCAGGTTACTGGTAAAAGAATAGGAGCAGATGTAAATCCATTCTTAATAGCGATGTTAAAGAGCGTTATTAGTAGTGAAAACCAGTTTTATCCTATTGCTAAACCATTTTACGATGAGGTGCGGAAAGCGTATCGGGAAACGAATTTTAAGCGGTTTAGCACGGCAGAAATAGGCTGGGTAGGATACATGGCGAGTTATAATGGTAGGTTCTTTGACGGAGGTTATAGTGGGAATGGAGTTAAGAGTAAGGATGGTGGTGTTAGAAACTATATTGATGAAACTATTTCCGACTTGCTCTCACAGATAGACAGTCTTTATGGTGTAGAATTATATTGTTGTGATTATAGAGAGTTAGAGATACCCAATGGTTCAATTGTATATTGTGACCCACCGTATAGAGATACGAAACAATATGGCAATATTTCATTTGATTATGATAGTTTCTATGATTGGGTAAAGAAAATATCGAAACGTGGCAACAAGGTTTTTATAAGTGAATATTGGATGCCATCTGAGTTCCGAGAAATATGGAGTAAAGAGGTGCATTGCAATATAAACATAGAAAAGCAAAAGCGAGTTGAAAAATTGTTTACAATTTTATAATGAGGTAGTCATGTGGAACTTAAAACATATAGAAATTAAAGATTTTTTCTCACACGTTCATTCGGAATACGATTTTAAGAATGGATGCTGTACGTTAATCGTTGGGAAAAATCTTGATAAGGGTGGTAATAATGGTGCAGGTAAGACAACGCTTTTTGAAGCCATAACCGTAGCCCTTACAGGTAAGTCATTACGAGACCTTAAAAAGGAGAGTTTTATCAATGATGATGCTGAGCAATGTGCAATAACTCTTGACCTTACCAATTCAGTTCTTAAACAAGAGTTATCCGTAAGGCGTCAATTTTACCGTGGTAATAAGTCAGCAAAGGTGGAGATATGGGAAAATGGAGAATTGAATACCCATATAACTTCAGTTCTGGAAGCAGATAAACGTATTTTGGAATTGATAGGCATAAGCCGTGAAGATTTGTTAAGATATTTTATCATATCGCAAGATAACGTTTATACATTCTTTACTGCTGCTGATAACGAGAAAAAAGAAGTCCTGAACCGTATTACGTCAGCCGACATGATAAATCCCATTGTTGATAAATTGTCCGAGGATAAGAAAGACCGAGAGGGGAAGATGCGTGAGCTGGAAAGTCGTTTAGGTTCGATAGATAGCCGAGAGGAAACATTGACGGAGCAATTAAATGAGCTGCGTAGCAACGATGATAAGAGTGATGAGATAAAAGTCCTTGTGGGAGAAATAAAATCATTGGAAAATGAGCGAAACGGAAAGATAGAACATGAAATAAAAGAAGTAACCGAGAGAAAAGAAAAAGCCGAGGCAGAATATGACCAATTAGGTAAGTTGCTAAAAGATACATCTACGATAGAACAAACAATAAGAAAATATGACAAGAAGATAAAGGAATATCAACAAGAAGGAAAAGAGAACAATAAAATTATAAAGATTGGTGAAATTGACCTTTCAGGAGCAGTGTCTTGTCCGAATTGCGGCGAGAATTTTATACCAAAATCACAACTTAATCTATCTGTTGAAGAGACAAGGGAAATAGTTAATCAAGCAAAAGAAGCAAACTCTAATATAGACAAGAGGATTGAACATTGCGAAAAAGAAATTGAAAAATTGGAGAGTAAACTCCAAGAACAGGATGAAATTGTAGAAAAACGAGAAAAGTTGCATAGAAAGATACAAAATTTTGATAGTGATATAAAATTGATAAATGATGAGGTTGTTCGCATTGAAAAGAAAATCAATCGCAGAAAATCTGAAATAAAGGAGTTGAAGGAAAACCGTCAAACGAAAGACCTAATAGCATCTGTTCAAAAGAAAATTGATGAATGTAAATCGGAGCGAGAAAGCATTACAAATGAAATTACCCCATTGAGTAATGAGTTAGATGAGATAAACTTTTGGAAGTATAACATGGGTCGTAGCGGTTTTCAAACATTCTTGGCTAACCGAGCCGTAGCGGTCATAGAGGGGTCAACTAATTCCTATCTTCAGAAGTTTCATTCTGATATTTCCGTAAACATAAATGGATTTACGATATTGCGTGACGGAACGATAAGGGAAAAGATTGATGTTTATGCACTTGAAAACGGAATGAACCCAAAGCCATATATGGGTCGTTCTGGTGGTGAACGTAGTCGAATAAAGTTGGCAGGAATATTAGCAATACAACATCTTATAAACATGTCTTTGTCGGGGAAGGGTTTGGATTTTCTTTGCTTGGATGAGAGCCTATCAGGATTGGATGCTGATGGTACGATTGCTTTTATAAATGTATTGAATAATGTAGGAAGTACGATTATGATGATAACTCAAAACGTAGAGGATGCGAGTATATTTGAGAATATTTTAATGGTTGAAAAGAAAAATGGAGTCTCACATTATACAACATGTTAATACCTCCTTTCCATAGAAAGGGATAACCGTAGGCGTTGTGAAACGTTTGCGGTTATTTTTTTACCAAAGTTTATATAAAATATGAACAACATAAACTTATATTATAAATGGATAATAAGGAAAGAGTTAAGTATTTCCGACATCGCAAAATTATAGGCATTGACCCAGGTAATAATGGCGGAATAGCCGTTTATTCTGCTGATATTGGAAAAGTTATAGAAGTGACAAAGATGATGCCAACGCCTCAGGAGCTGTTAAAGTTCTTGAGGATTTACTGTTTTAACTCAATTTGTTATTTAGAGAAAGTTGGCGGATTGCCAGGCATGGGTGGTTCTCGCATGTTTTCATTTGGACAAGGCTATGGACATCTGGAAATGGCTCTGTTAGCCTGTAAAATACCAACCATATCGGTGACGCCACAAAAATGGATGAAAAGCCTTCAACTTGGCCACAAGGGAAATAAATCCAGTACTGTTTGGAAGAACAAGTTAAAAGCCAAGGCAGAACAATTGTTTCCATATATCGGTCATATTACCCTTGCTGTTTCCGATGCTTTGTTAATCACCCAGTATGCTATAAATGAAGAAAAACTATGAAATACGTTTGTAAAAATCCTGATTGTAAAAAATATAATATTGAAGAGTTCCTCATCACCGAAACATTTAGGTATCGTGACGGAAAGTTAGTTGGAGAACATGTCGTCTGCCCTATCTGCGGAAAGGAGCGTGAAGAAGTTAATCCAGGTGCTAATATACCATTATCAGAGAAAAATGTGAGCGTCGGAATGTATAGTTCTATGTCTATGGAAGAGCGTAGGGAAGCGTTAAAGAAACGTTCCAAAGACCATTTCAACAAAGAGATAAAGGAGCGTAAGGATAGCATGCAAAATCAAGTTCAGAAGGAATGGAGAGAATATAAGAGCATGAAACAATGACCCTATAAAACGGTGTGGCGGCAATGAAAAAATTTCTACGGAAAGAATACAAATACAAGCGCAAGTTCATAAATGCCTGTATTCTCAGAATACGCTTTGGCGGTCGTGATGAAAAGACCGTTAGAGGGTTCAAAACATATATCTTCAAAGCAATGAAAGGTATTGTGGATAAAAATATCTACAATTATTTGAATTTGCTAAATGGAAGTCCTTGTCGTGAATTACCTGAATATAATGAAGTATTATCGGAGTGTTGGATCATATTTGACAAATGTCTATCAAAGTATAAGGTGACGAAATACAATAATTTCTATTTCTATTTTAATAAGGCTCTGAGTAGAAATTTTTTCCGTTGCTACAATAAAGAAATCAATTTTCCGAGTTCTGAACTTACAGATGAAATGTCCGTAGTTCATCCAGCCTTATCACACAATCCTCATTTAGACACTGAGGAGGTTCTTTTTGATAATTTGCGTTTTTCTAAATTAGAGAAACGCATTTGTCGAAGTAGAATGAAAGGTGAGCGTATATCAGAGTTTCTTAAAAAGAATAAGCGAGTTACGGCGAAGCAATATAATGCCGCTCTGCTGAACATAAAGAGAATTATTCTTGAAGCAAAATCGGAAAATAAATATTAGTGTAATGTATGGAAATAAATATTAATGTTTTTCAAAAAACTATTGAATTTGTTGTGTCATTAGGATATAGCGTCATTCAAGTTTTTCCTTTGTCGGATGAAAATGCGTATTACTTTTTGGTGCATAAATTTATAACCGCACAAAGAACATCTATGGATGATATCCAGTTTAATCAGTTAATCGGGATAAACGTTACAGACCTTATAAGGAACAATGCGGCTGTAGATAACCGAATATTTGAGCATAAGTTAAACGAGTATCTTACAACGGCGCAAGTTATCCGCATGGAGTTTCCAAACAATGTACGTTGGTTTAAGTTCGCTTCAGCCAAATGACCCCATCGAAATACCAAAAGGATATTTACGAGGTATTTCAAAACACAACGGAGAATATAAATATTAGTGCGGTAGCTGGAAGTGGGAAAACTACTGTACTACTTGAACTGTTGAATTTCGTTCCAGGGGATAAGACAGCTATTTTCGTTGCGTTCAATAATAGTATCGTAGATGAACTGAAAAACCGCATAGGGGCAAAACCCAATGTGGATATAAGCACTATTCATAGTTATGGATGGCGTAGTATTTTGATGCGTTATGGTTCGAAGGTGCGAATGAACCCCAATAAGGTTCTTGGTAAGATAGAAATGGTGCTGAAGGAATATCCTGATATTAGTGCAAAGAAACATGGATATTATTTCTATATTCTTTCAAAGGTCGTTGACCTTATACGTTGTAATCTTACCAAACCACTTGTTGACGATATTCTGCAGATGGCAGAACATTACGATATAGATGTGTCGAAACAAGAAGCAGAAATGGCGGTTAAGGTTCTTGGTAAGATGAGGGTTGATAAGTCGCAATTTGACTTTATGGATATGATTTATGTTCCTATTATTGATCCATACGTTAGAATGCCGAAATACGACTATGTATTTTGCGATGAGAGCCAAGACTTTTCCATTGCCCAACAAGAAATTATCCGTAAGGCGTTAAACCGCAGGGGGCGTTTAATAACAGTTGGCGATGAAAATCAGAGTGTCTATGGCTTTGCGGGAGCAGATGCCGATGCTTACAATAAGTTAGCTAATCTTAATGGCAATAGTAGGAAAATGCCGTTAAGCATTTGTTACCGTTGTGCGAAAGCGATTGTAAGGGAAGCGAAAGCGATTGTTCCAGAGATTACAGCAGCCCCAGATGCAGAAGAGGGGAGCGTAAGAACAGGAACACTTACAGGAAATCTTCAGCCGTCAGATTGGATTTTGTGTCGCAATCTAAAACCGTTAGTCGAAACCTATCTTTGGTTGACCAAGAATAAGATAAAGTCCAAGATAAAGGGTAAGGATATTGGCGAAGGTATTTTAGCAATGATAAACAAAACAGGTGCTAAAACGCTGAGTGGGATGCATACAAAATTGGAGTTGGAAAAGGAAAAACTATATAACAAACTTCAAAAGCGAGGTGTCCGTCATCCATCGTTGCACCCTAAAATGGAATTGTATCGGCAGCGTCTTGACGTAATAGAGTGTTTGATGGCAGAAGTCAGTACTGTTGATGGGTTGAGAAATCTGATAGAGAAAATCTTTGCTGATGAAATAAAAGGTATAATGCTCAGTACGATACATAAGGCAAAAGGTTTAGAAAATGACCGTGTATTTTTCCTTTGTCCTGAACTAATACCATCGAAGTTCGCAACAACGGAATGGATGTTAAATCAGGAGCGAAATTTATTCTATGTAGCATTAACCAGAGCAAAAAAGGAATTGATATTTGTATTTGGGTATGATTTTAAGACAGATATAAAGTCTAAAATTACCCTGTAAAAGATATGAATAAATTTCTGAAATTTTTTGAAAGCGTATTCCGAGCAGACCAAGGTACGATAAGTAGCAAGAGGGTTGCTGGAATAGTGGGGTGGGTTGTTGCTTTGGTAATAATCCTATATTGTACGTTTAGTCATACCGAGGCACCATCATGTTTTACGGAGTTTATGGCGTTTAGTGCAGGACTACTTGGTTGGGATAGTTTTACAGGAATTTGGAAAGGAGAAAACCGAAATATAAATCACAAAGGAGAATAAAACGTATGGAAGATTTACAGAAAAAAGCCATTGATGATGAGCTGAATAAAGCCTACGATGA